CCTTGGTGTAGGCGGCGTGGTAGTCCAGCCCCTCAGCCTTCATCGCGGCGCGCGCCATCTTCTCCAACTCCGCGCTGGCGGCGGTCGCAGTCGCGGGGAGAACCTGCCCGGCGCCACCGTTGCGGGCGGTCAGCATGGCGTCGGCGGCCTTCGCGGCCTTCGCCAGCCGGATCAGCTCCGCCTCCAGGGCGACGGCGGCGGCGGGCGCGGCCTTGTGGATCTCGTAGAGGTGCGGGGCGAGGGCGGGGGCGAGGTCGGGGGCGATCCGCTTCTCGATGGCGCTGATCGCGGCGTCCTTCTCGAAGAGGGCGATCCGCTTCTCCAGATCGGCGTTGCGCGCCTTCTCGGCGGCCTGCTCCTCCCGGAGCTTGGTGATCTCGGCGTCGGCTTCAGACATGGTGTTCTCCGGGGGGGCGGGGGTGGCGCGGGCCTTCATCAGCACGACCCCGGCGGGCGGGTTGTCGCCGGCATCAACGAAGGAGACCTCGGCGAGATCAGTGATCGTCAGGGTGTGGAGGGGATCGGCCATGACAGGTAGATACCGCCCCGCGCCGTTCTGTGCGCGCAGAGGCCGGAGGTTGCGCGCCGGTTGGCGCCAGTTGGCGCGGGTGGTATATTCGGGGCCGGAGGTGCAGATGGGTCGTGAGGATCGGGTCAACGTCCGGCTGTCGGCGGAGTTAGCGAAGCGGGCGGACGCAGCGGCGGCGGCACGGGGGCAGACGCGGGCGGAGTATGCCCGGTCTGCGCTGGCGCGGGCGGTGCGGGATGACGAGGGCGGGAAGAAGTAGCCCGCGCCGGGAGAGGATGCGGCGCGGGCAGGATGGGGAGGAAGCTACGCGGCGGGGATGGGGGTGCGCTGGCCCTTGCCGCCGATGGAGAACGCGCTGATCTCGCCGTCTTTGATGCGCTTCCAGAGGGCGGAGTCGTCCACCTTCACCATGACGAGCCATCCGTCACGGGGGGCGCTGCCGGGGGTGGCGCCGATGGCCTTCAGCATGTCGTGATCCGTCCACATTGAGCCGACGATGCGCGCGGCGGCGGCGCCCTTGTGCATGATCCGCATCCCGACCTTGCCGTGAGAGTCCATCACGGCGCGCTTCAGGCTGGCAACGTCAACGACATCGCCGGAGTGGTCGGTGATGGCTTTGCCGTCGGCGTCGGTGGCGACGTAGGCATACCCGTAGCAGATCTGCTCCTCGCCGGAGTCTGCCTTCAGGATGCCTACGCGGATCTGACCGATGCTGGACGCAGCGCCCTTCTCTGTCAGATCCAGGGGCATGTCCGCATCCAGCACGGCGGCGATGTTCTCCCGTGCCGCGATCAGGTTGGCTCGGTTGGCGGCAGAGAGGACGCGCCCGGCCTTCGCCATCTCCATGTCGCCTTCCTGCTCCTCGTAGCTCCAATCTCCGCCCACCACTTCGATCCGGAAATACGAGCCGTCCGGGCGCCGCAGCCAGCCGCCGTAGCGGTGACAGAGCGACATCGCGCAGTCAAAGGCGGTGTCATCGGGCATCCCGGCGCCGGCCGGAGCGGGCTGAACGAGGGCGTTGTAGCGGGCGCAGAACTCAACCTGCATCGCCTCCGGCATCGCCGCGCGCATCGTCGGGGTCAGGTCGGCGGGAGTGCAGGGGATGGCGAGGTCAGGCGGGTCGTTGACCATCTCCCAGGGATAGTAGATCCCGAGTTCTTCGTAGTAGCCCTTCGACTTCTTGAAGGCATCGCTCAGCATGTCCTTCAGGCCGAGCTTCCGGGCGCGGCGCCGGATGTGCGCGCGGGCGGCGTCGGGGTCAGCGGCGCGGCCGATGGAGCGCATGGCGGCGCGCAGGTCGTCGGCGTCGGCGATGGGGAAACTGCCGTCCGGCATGGCGGCGCCGGACGCGGCCATCTCCTGACGCTGTGCGGCGTTGTAGGTGCGTTTCTTCATGTCCTTGTCCTCGTAGTATCTGACCACGCGGGCGCTCCATGCGACGGCAGGATCGCCGCCCCATAGCGCCCACGCAACGCGGCCGGGGGACGGGTAGCCCTCCTCTCCGGGTCGAAAGCCCTTGCCCTTCTTGTCTACGGCGTGCCGGGCGAGCCATGCGCTCATCCGGGTGGCCTTGTCGCTGCTCATCTCTTCGCCGCCTGCCAGAGCGCGGGCCTCGCGCACGGTCTGCGGCTCCAGACCATCGCCGGAGTGTCCGGCCTCATGCCACGCGAGGCCGCGCTCCAGCTCTGCCCTGACTCCGGCGGGGGCGGTCAGCATGGGCGGCTCCACCGGGCGGCGCTTCGGATGTCCCGGCTGATGTGGGTTTTGATGTGCACGACTTCCACTCCGGCGAGGGATGCAGAAGGGTACCGCGCGGCCAGCCACGCAGCGGCGCGCGGGGCCATGCGGGCGGCAACGTCGGGGATGTCCGGCCACGGCTCAAGGAGGATGCCGATGACGCAGGCGCGGCCATAGTACCGCGCGAAGGGTTCAGCGATCTGCATCCGCTCCAGATCGGGAGATGCGCCGTCGCCCCATGCTGCTACCAGATCGGCGAGGGGCGCGGGCGGGGGGTCTGCTGCTGCGCGGTCGATCTCCCGGCGCAGCCCGGCGACGGCATAGACCAGATCGGCGGGATGGTCACAGAGGCGGCGCAGGGAGGTGTCACCGTCAAGGAAGAACAGGATCGCGGTGGCGTCCCCCGCGACCTGCATCTCAGGGATGACCTCAACCTGCATTCGGCACCTCCGGCGCAGCCTGCGCGGCGGCGATCATGGCATCGATCTGCGCGGGCGGGAACGATGGGAAGGACGCGGCGATGATGAGGCGGGCGACGGTGGAGGAGGTGCGCCCGCCGGTGACATCGGCAAGCAGATCAGTCAGGCTGCGGATCTGGATGCCGTTGAGGGCGCTGCCCGCGACGTTTTCCGGGGTGCCGGACGCTGGCGCTGTCGCGGCCGGGTCGGCGGCTCCAGGCGGCGGAGCAGTCGGGCGCTTCGGCAGGTCGGCAACGTCGCGGATGTGCGCCTCCAGCTCCGGATCGGGGGTCAAGGCGCCAGCGGCGATGGCCTCGCGCAGCAGGGTAGCGAGCGCGGTCAGATCCGGGCCGTCAATGGGGCCATGCGTCAGGGTCGGGACATCGACCGCATCGATTCCGTTCAGCGCGCAGAGGGGGCTGATGGCCTGTTCGGTGAAGGTGGCGGCGATGCCGTCACAGACGCCGCTCAGGACAACGCCGAGGATGTCGGTCTGATCGGCGGACAGGGCGAAGCTCCCGGTTTGCCCCTGTCCGAGCAAGAGGAATTGCATCAGGAGCGTGGTTGCGATCCGGCCCTCAAACATGCGGATCAGGTCAACGTGATCGATCTGTCGCTCGCCGCCGCCCCTCAACAACTCCACATCCCATCCCGTCTCGTTGCCCTGCGCGTCCTTTGCGGACGGGACGATCAGCCCCTCCCGCTCCCCACGCTGAAGGGCGGCGGCATCGGCCTTGACGGTCGTGAGGACGGCGGCGGCGTCGGTGTTGCCGGCAGCGGCGGCGGTAAAGGTGTCGATTGGGACGCGAACCAGCACCATCCCCGTCGCATCCTTCTGCAACGCGATCAGGGTGGACTCGCGCGTCTGCTGCTGATCGCGGTAGTCCAGATAGACGGCGCGCAGGACGGCGCGGCCTTCGGGGCTGCCGGTCGTCGGGTCGGGGGCGAAGTGCAACGCCTTTGCGGCCGGGATGATCGCGTGTTGCCCGGCGCGGGTCAGTTGCTCCATCGCCACCACGCGGCGCCCGTTGTCATCCCACATCCAATCCAGCCGGGAATCCTGCCGACAGAAGAACATCCCATCCCACCGAAGTTGACGGCCTTCGCGGCGGTAAACGATCTCATGCCATGACCAGCCAACGAAGATGGCGGACAGCATCTCTGCAAGAACCTGATTCCAGCCGGGCCGCATCGCTGACCACTCCCGATTGACCATCTCCGCAGCGGCGAGGGCGGCGGGGCGCTCCTTGTCGGCGGGGCTGATCTGCCAGCGCACTTGCTGACAGAGGGTGGTGATGATGCGGGAGGCGGCGGAGGTCAGCCCGTGGTTGTCGAGGATCTCGCGGAACTTGCGATCCGCCTGCGTCCCCTGCAACTCCCGGTGCCACTCGTCAGAGCCGGGGTAGGAGCGCCGACCGTAGACCGGGTAGCCGGAGAAGCCGAGGCGGGCGAGGGCGGCGTTGGGGGAGAGGGGATCGGGCATGGACTTCCTTTACAACAGGCTGGCGGGGCGCGCAACCTCAGCGGTTGGCTGCCGCCCATGCGCTCGCGCTGGAGGTGGCGGGGGTGGTGGTGGCGAGCCGGATTGCGGCTTCCAGGGCATCGGGGCCGTCGTCGCTCTCGTTGGGGGTGCCTCCCCAGCCGGTGAG